AAATAAAAATGGCACACTTTGCAAAATTAGCGGAAGACAATACTGTTCTTTCTGTATTAACAGTTAATGATAAAGACTGCCAAAACGCAGAAGGTGTTGAAACAGAATCTATTGGTCAAGCTTATTTAGAAAAACATAACAGCTGGCCTGCAAATTTATGGGTTCAAACTTCATACAATACTCGCAACAATAAACATGGATCAGGCGATGATTCCAAGGCATTTAGAGGAAATTATGCCGGTATCGGTTTTGAATGGGACACAGAAAATCAAATATTCTGGAATCCAAAACCTTTTCCATCTTGGATAAAAAATACTACAACTGCAGAATATGAATCACCAGTTGCTAAACCGGAATTAACAGAAGAACAAAAAGCTCAAAGTAAGAGCGGAGAAACGGAGTTAACCCAGGTTTCAGAAGAGAATAGAGGGGACACAGATAATCCTACGCATTCGTGGTATTACGAATGGAATGAAGGAACTGGCGTTTGGGACCTTAAAGACAAGATGGCGTAGATAAACGTAATCTAGAAAGATTAGATTGGATTTAAGAAAAAAAGTTTTATCAGAAACAGCATTATTTTATGGGCACTTTAAAATGCCAAAAGCCTATGAAAAAGATTGGTATATTGATAGAGATACATTAGCAGCAGATATTTTAGTGTCAGAAACACAAGGCACACCTTTTCCATATTCTAAAGTTTGGGATATGCTTAATACGTATATTCGAGAACACATGCAGCGATATCATGAAATTAGTTTGTCAAATATTAAATTTTGGGGAAATATTTATAAACCTAACGAAATCTCTAAACCTAAATTACATCTTAATTATGCAAATTTAGATAATTCCCCAGATTGGGTTTCTCTTTATGGAGTTAAAGTAGAAGAATGTATGATCAGACTGTATTATGATGACAATAAAAGAAAAGGACTATATTGGGAAATACCCTTAAGAAATAATGAATTTATTATATTTCCTTCTACTTGTATGTATTATTTAACTAATCATCAAAAAGAGAGTTTAAACTTAGTTCAAACAACAACCTATGAAGAGATGAAGTTTTGATTTAGATCAAAACTAAAGCCCTTGTCTTATGTTATAAAAAAGGTATAAAAAGAGAAAAGAATGAATCTAAATTGTTATTATTGGATATTTCCATCTGCACTATCACATAAGTTTTGTGACGACGTGATTCAGTATGCTTTGTCTAAACCTGAAAAAACAGCAAGAACCGGTGCCTCCGGCGATAATAAGTTATCTAAGGAAGAACTCTTTCAATTAAAAACTCAACGAGACTCGGATGTTGTTTGGTTAAGTGAGGAGTGGATATATAATGAATTACATCCCTATGTACATGAGGCAAACTCACAAGCCGGATGGAATTTTCAATGGGATTATTCTGAAGCTGCACAATTTACAAAATATAAATTAAATCAATTTTATGATTGGCACATGGATAGTTTTGGAAAGCCTTATGATACACCCAAGAACCCAGATATGAATGGAAAGGTTAGAAAACTAACTATGGTTTGTCATTTAACAGACGCTTCAGAGTATGAAGGCGGAGAATTAGAATTTGATCTTAGAGACTATGCGCCCCACATGCGAGATGAATCACAACATGCTATTAAAGTAAAAGAAGTTGGACCTAAAGGTTCTATTATTGTATTTCCGTCACATTTGTGGCACAGAGTTAAACCAGTAACAAAAGGAACAAGATATTCAATGCCTGTCTGGCATTTAGGATATCCATTTAAATAACATGCATATTGAAAATGTTTTTGCATCACCAGTATGGAGCGAGGATAAACCAGAATTTATTAAATCACTAAATAAAGCTAGTGATTTTTATGTTAAGGACGCACGTAAAAGAAATAAATCATGGACAAAAAAATATGGTGATTTTGGAGGTGTTCATAACACAGTATCGGTAACACGTAAGAATGATTTTTTAGATTTTAAAAACTATATAGGTCAAAAAGCTTGGGAGTTTTTAGATGCTATGGGTTATGATATGTCATTATACCGAACCTGGTTTACAGAACTTTGGATACAAGAATTTTCTACAAAAGGTGGAGGGCATCAATCTGCACACATACACAGAAATCAACACGTATCGGGATGCTATTTTTTAAAGTGTTCAGAAAAAACAGCTCATCCAATATTTCATGATCCTAAAACTGGTGCACGATCAACTAAATTAAGAATGAAACCAGGACTTAAAGAAATATTGCTTGGAAATGATTTAATACACTATAGACCTAAACCTGGAGCATTGATTATATTTCCTGGATATATGGAGCACGAGTATTCAGTGGATCATGGCCGAGAACCGTTTAGGTTTATTCACTTTAATCTACAGGCAGTGCCAAAGGAGATAGCTAAAGATGGCGTTTAATTTTAATAAAGCAAAATGTAAAGTAGTACGTGGGGCCATATCTAAAGATTTAGCTATGTTTATTTATAATTATATTTTACTAAAAAGACAGGTTTATAATACTTTATCAGAAGCAAAATATATTTCTCCTTTTGAACAGATACACGGTCACTACGAAAAAGCTAACGAACAGATCCCATTTACTTATGCTTGTTACGGTGATATTGCTATGGATACTTTAATGTTAAAATTGCAACCTATTATGGAAAAAGTAACAGGAATGAAACTACAACCTAGTTATACATATACAAGAGTTTATAAAGACGGAGATGTTTTATTAAGACATAAAGATCGATTTAGTTGTGAAATATCCTGTACAGTACATTTAGGACATTCTCATCAATGGCCTATTTTTATAGACCCAGATCCAACTCATGGAAAAGAAACTCCAACGGGATATATAATGGGTGAAGGTAAAGGACTTAAAGTGAATTTTGAACCTGGTGATATGATAGCTTATCATGGTTTGGAATTAGAACACTGGAGAGAAAAGTTCAAAGGTACAGATTATGGTCAAGTCTTTGTTCACTACAATCAAACAAAAACAGAAGGCGCTAAAGAAAACATATTTGATAGACGTCTTCATGTAGGTCTTCCATCCCGGTTTAAAAGACGCTAAGAATATCTTTAGCCTTAAACACATGGTACGAAGGTGTTAAAAGAGTTTTCTAAATACTTAACTGATGTAAAATATGCATCTAAAAAGGAAGGATGGCATATATCCGGCATCCTCAAGAATGCATCTAATCAGAATTTAAAATTTGATGTAAGGAATATGAGAAAGGTTTCTGACAGCCTATCAGAAAAAGAGGGCACTTTTAATAGTAAGGCAGACAAAATGATTTTTGATACCCCGACCCAGTGGATTATACTTGATATTGAGGAAATGCATAAGTATTTAAAAGACAATAAGAAAAAAGAGGTCAATTTAAATGAGTTGATGTCTGAGTTAGATTGGAATATGGTGATTAATAAACAATGAGCTATATTTTTCAATAAAAAGCGATTATAATAGGTTCCTATGGCTTTAAAGAAACTACAAGTACAACCCGGTTTTGATAAACAAAACACGGCCTCAGGCGCTGAAGGTAAGTGGATTGATGGCGATTTTGTTAGATTCAGATATGGCCTCCCTGAAAAAATAGGGGGTTGGTCTCAACTAGCTGGTGAAACTTTACCTGGCGTAGCGAGAGCTCAACTTGCTTTTACAAATTTAACTGGAGATCGATACACAGCTATCGGAACTTCTCAAGGTCTCTTCCTTTCATGGGGAGATAAATATTATGATATTTCTCCAACGGCTACAGCTATAACTTCAGCTACTTTTGATTCTACAACTAGTTCTGCAACAGTTACTGTAAACAAAACTTCTCATGGATTATTAGTAGGAAGATATGTAACTTTTAGTTCTGTCTCATTACCTGGAGCAGGCGCGACAGGATATACTGTTTCTAATTTTGAAGATAAAGGATTTGAAATTCTAACTGTAACGACAAACGCCTTTACCATTACAATGCCTTCTGTTGAATCAGGCACTGGAATGTCTGCAGGCGGCGGCGCATCAATTTTACCTTATGAAATAGTAGGACCTCCCATTCAAACGTTAGGTTATGGATTTGGAACTTCTACTTGGAATGCTTCAACTTGGGGCACTGCTAGAACGGCTTCGAGTGTAACACTAGATCCTGGCAACTGGTCACTCGATAACTTTGGAGAAGTTTTAGTGGCTACGATTCACAACGGAAAAACATTTACTTGGGATGGG